GGCCACTTCGCCTGTCACTTCTGCTGGAATCTTAAGGTCTTGCCCAGCTAGTAGAATTAGCGCCCAAATCATTTATTCTCTCCGCAGGCAGGTGATGTCGTTTATTCTGCTATGCACTTCTTTGATGCTTTCGGCAATGGTTTTGTTGGTCTGTTCAAGTGATTGCAAAAAGTCGAAGTGCCTATCACGCAGCGGTACTAACAATTCCTTGCCCAGCCAACTGCCGGCAGTCCAGATGGCATAACCCATGCCTGCGATAATCACGGCAGGGAATCCAAGGTCACGCGCGGCAGTTATCCAATCCATAGTGACTATCTCCTATTTCCCTCATTCTGAGGTAGTAGGCTCACGAAGCTCGGCCAGCGCCTTGGCCTTGGCCAGGAAATGCTGATAGATGGCCTCGGCTGGCAAGTTGTTGTGCGGGGATGTGCCGTTCCCGTGCTGCGGTGTGTAAAAACTACTGCTGCTTGGATTGACCTTGCCTCGGCATCGATGGACAAACAGCGGCTCGGCATCTGGTCCTAGGTGGATAAACGCTGGGCCAACCCATTTAGGCACCTGCTCGTAGATAGCGCGGCTGCGCTTAGTCCACGCCCAGGCAACTCGTGCCGGTCCTTTGTCGCCGTAGTCCCAGTGGTAGGTTAGGTCTGAGATCTCGTTCAGCTTGCTGGCTATCTGAGCCTCTTCCCATACTTTGCCAAGGTGGTAGAGGTATTGGCCTGTTTCGATTGGTGGCGAATCGTCACGCTCCACGCCCCAGCGCTCCCAGCGCGTCCATGGCTCAGCGTTGGCCAGGTCAGGATAGTGCACACTGCCGGTCTGTTGGTAGAGGCTGCACTCATAGAGAAGGTTTGGATCTCGTGCCGGGTAGCAGTCTGAGTCCAGCCAGAGCGGCTGCTCGATACCTGAATGCAGCACAGCGTAAAGCTTGATCTCAAATCCGTTGAGAATGCGGTAATGGTTGAGCTTGCGCACTTCGTAAGCATCGACGCACAGCACATCTAGTTTGCGTAGCTCATTAATCCAGAACTCGTCGTATTCCTGTTCGCCAAGATACCACGCCTGTATCGGATGCCTCCAGCCCATCTCACGACAGATTGCAGCCATCGTCCAGGTACCCGGCCAGTAGCGACCGCCCCCACTGGTGACGATGCCACGCTCGACAGCAAAGGCTGGCTCATTGCCACTGATTGCCTGGCGCAGATCATCGATGATGCGATGCACCCCCTTGGTTTGATTGCCGGTGTAAACTCCGCCATCATTGGTCAGCTTGCTGCTGGCCAATAGTTGCGCCCACTGGTCAACGGTTAACTGCTCCTCGGCTTGGTACTCGGGACAGCGCCAGCAGGTCATCACTGTTTCATCGTTACCGTAGCGCCGGCAAGTGCCATGGATGCCGCAGGCGTGCAGCTCGGTGCCGCCACCGCATCCGACTGGGCAGGTGGTTTTTAGTTCGAGCTTGTCGCCTAAGTGCTGGCATTTGGTCCTGCCTCGCTTTGCTCGCTCTTTGGCTAGGTCGGCGTTGCTGGCGAATGTTTTGCCTGGGATGATTGGTGAGGGTTGCGCTGGTCCTTCACCGTTCCACAGCTTGCGGTAGCGCTCGTCGTGCAGGAATAGCTTGCAGATGTGGCAGGTGCAATGCTTTGGATCTAGTGGGCATGGCTTTATCATGGCAGTGCTTCTGTGATAGTAAAGGTGCCTTTAATACAATTTAAATCCACACTTTCTGAAGCACCAATACAATTAAAAAGGCATGGCAAAGCTGCCTGTTGGTTGCCAACATATCCCATAAAAAATGTGCCAGAGATCTGCAAAGGTTCACAACTTAAAACTTGAAAAAAATCAATTAAAAATGTGGCATAATAATAATCAATCCGCAATACAAAAAATCCGTAAAAACCAACAAAATTAGCATTTGACAAATAAAAGTAATTGCAAGCATCAAGCGCTGACGGATACTGCAAACAGCTACCAACTGAACCAATTTCTTCAAAACATTTTGAAAATCTTCCGTCTCCTGAAACAACATTCTTTGAAACTAATTCGTTAGTGCCAATACAAACTAAATCAATCTGAACGCTTTGCGGAAATATGTCGCAGCAGTTTGGGCAGGTCGCCAAACAGTCTGACCCGCTTCCAGTTTCAGGGCTATCTAAGCCAGTTTCAGCACCTGATGCACCTGATCCACTGGAGCAACTACCTATTGGGAATGACCCGCAATCTGAAAAGCTAAATGAAACAGTCGCAACAAAATCTTTTTTGCAATTAGTGACTACCGGATAACCAAAGCAGTTGGCAACCTCGCCGACAAAGAAACCACAGTCACAAAGCACACTGCCGCTGCCGCTACTACCGCTTCCCGAGCAGCATGTACAATTTGGGTAATAAAATTTAGCTTCCGGCATTAAACAACCGTCCCACCCGGAATAGTTAAAGTCTTCTTGGTCACCACCAGCGTGGAACCAGAACAAGTCACATCAGTCACTACCGTCTGCGTCAGGTTGGTCGCAGTGCTGGCCACACTACCAGCCACCACCCACAGACCAGCAGCGCTGCCAGAACCAGAACCAGAACCAGAACCAGAACCAGAACCACTGCCGGCATACCAGCCAACGCAGAGCGCAACGTATTTATTGCCGTTGGTTAGTGTGGCGTTGTTTGGCTCGATGACGCTGACGATCTCATAGTCTGACCAAGTCGAACTGTAGGCGTCGCTATTTCTCCCTAGCAATTTGGCCGGGTAGGTGCCATCTGATTGCTTGGCACCTGTCACCTGCACCACCCGCACAGCAACGCCCTGCACCTCGTACTGCTCGGTGAGATGCTCACGAAATGTTGGTGCCATGCCGCCGCCTTCAAACGCCTTCAGCAGTTTGCCAAGGCGCTTGATCGTCTCTAGCTCTAGCGAATAGCCAGCCATTAAAGCGGACTCGGGAAGGTGATAGTGCGGTAGATGTCCCAAGCCTTGTAGTAAGGCTTGGTGTTGGCGGCTAGCCTGTTGGTGCTGCCGTCCATCAGCACCGCCTGTGTGACTGGCTGCTGCCCTGGTGGATCACTAAACGCTGTGTACCGCGTGCCATCCCATCTACGTTTGCCGGCATCCAGCAAAACCAGCTTCCAACCAAGCACCGGCCAACTGGCACCTAGCTGCACCCAACCACTGGTGTAGGTTGTGGTGCTAGGCCGGAACTCAAATGCCAAAGTCCAACGCCAGTAGGCCAAACCGTTTTCGTAGACCGCCTGAGCGTTGAGGCTGTTTAGCCTAGTTGTTTTGGCCGCCAGCGAAATCGTTGAGCCTGGTGGCGTGATAGTTAGCGTGGTTGCATTCAGTTTGCCGACTGCGCTCATCCACGCCTCAGATGGTGGAGTTGATGCGTTTAGGCCGATGGTGATCTGAGCGCCAAACTTCTGAATCTCGCTAGCTGGCAGGAATGGATCGTAGGCACTGTTGAGAATTGCGTTGCCATCGACATCACCGCGCAGCGCCTCTGGATAAGCGACAGTAGATATTTGGTAATCTCTCGGCCTAGATAGTGGTGACTGCACCCGGTCGGCAGGCGCTTGACCTTGCTGCTGCGTGTCTATTGCAGGGTTGCCGGTTGCACCAGTGCCAGTGCCACCGCCTTGAAAAGTGTCAGCGTTGTAGGCGTAGTTGGCTGTTACTCGCCAGAGCGTGCCATCGTTCTGGTCTTGGTCTACCGAGAAGCCAACGCAGTAGGCCAGCGAGTCTTCTGGGTGAACTGACCAGACCAGCGGCAGGCTGGGATGGCTGCCAGCGTAATAGGGACCGTAGCCAGCCGAATCAGTCTTGACCAAGAATGCGCGTTTGTAGGCTCGCTGGTAGCGCTGGTCAACGCTGCCGCTTCGGCCTTCGATGACTTCTTTAAATAGCGTGTAGGCCATGTCATACCTCAGACGCCAACCTGAACTGTGGCTGGTAGTTTAATGTCTTTAAGTGCTTTTAGCATTTCTTTCTCAAGCTCTGTTTGCTTTTGCGCCTCGATGGTGGCGGCCTCTACTGCCGCCTTGATCTGCTCTTGAATGTTCTGCACGCCTTCGCGGTTGTTATTTCGGATGATCGCCTCCGCTGCCGCAGCGCTGCCAGCTTCAATCCGCTGGTTAATGCCGGCATCAGGCTGTTGCATCTTGGACAAGAAGCCTGACAGCGCCGATTGGATTTCTCCTGATTGGAAAACATCGCCTTGACCTATGCGCGACTTGAGATCACGCAGAGTTGAGAACTGGTCGGTAACCTGTCTGGCGTTTGGTAATTCTGGCCCTGCGTTTGCAGGCAGTTGCGCCCTGTCGCCAACTCTTGCAGCATCCAGCTCTTTGGCTTTCTTTCGGATATTGTCAAAGAACTTGTCGATTTCGCCTTTGTTTTTCTCGGCTGCCGCTGCTGCTGCCTTAGCCCTTGCCTTGCCTAGCTTGTCCTCACCTTCCAGCGCTCGATTGATGGAACCCTCAGCACCGCCGCCAAATATGCCAACAGCGCCAAACTCCAGCCTGGCGATAATCTTGTTAACCTCTGCCTCAATCTTGGCAAAGATCGTATCGAATGCAGCCTTTAGATCGATTGCCATCTTGGCGAAGTTCTGCGCGGCATCTAGTGCCGTATCTCGCACGCTTATAAATGTTTTTTCAAGTTCTGCTCCGCGCTCCTTTGGATCAAGGATTGGCATAAACATATCGACGATGCTGCGCACAATTAAGGTAATCGCCTCAAACACGGCACGCAGCGAATTCACGAACGCCGTAACATTTAGTCCCTTAAGCAGGCCATCGCCAACATCTCGCAGCAACTCGGTAAATCCTTCACGCAACCTGCCTAGCTGGCCTTCCAGGCTGTTGCTAATGCGCAGCGCAGCCTCCATTGCCTTTGGTGAATTAGCTGCCTCTTGCATCGCTTGAATGGCTGTGCTAGCCAATACAGCGCCATTCTCAACTGCTTTTTGCGCATCACGAATACCGTAAAACTGACCGCTCACTCTTGATAGTTTTTCTGCCAAAGCTTGATAAACATTGATGCCGCCTTTCTGTAAAGCATCCAAAGCGCTACGCTCTGCTATGCCAGACTGCGCCATCGAGCCAATACCACTGGTTACTTGCCCCATGCCGCCTTGGCCAAGCAGTGGCGAAATTTTGGAAAATGTGCGCAGCAGCTTTTCGGCATCGCCAGCGTTTAGGCCTGCCGTTACCAAATCCTTAAAACCACCTACAAGCTCACCCAGTGGCACACCCATGTCCCGGGTGATCTGGCGCAGGTTTTCCAGTGAACTGGCACCAGCATCGAAGTTACCTACCAGAGCGCCCATCTGAATCTGCATCGTTTCAAGCTCGCCACCGAGTTTGACCAGACCAGACAGGCCGCTAAACATCGCCTTGGGAATGGCAAACGCCAGATTCATCACGCCACGTATCATCTCGATTGTGGCTTTGAGGTCGTTCATGCCCTTTAGCATGTCTTTGATGCGTTCAATGAATGACATCTTGGCAAGTCGGTCGGCCTTCTGCTGTGCTTCCAGCTTGGCCTTCTCTGACTTTTCAAATGCCAACTGCTGCTTCTCAGTCATGCCAAAGATTGCTTTTTCTTGCGCCTCTTTTTCTAGTAGCCGTTTACGATCCAGCGCACTTAAATTAGCCAACATCTTCTGCCGCTGTTCTGCCTCGGCCTTGGTTTTCTCTGCTGTTGTCTTGCTTTGTTCATAGGCTTTTTGCTGCTCTGGAGTCATCGTCATCAGTAAGGCGCGTTCTTTTTCTTTCGAGAACAGTAGGTCTTTTTCTAGCAGTGTCAACTTTGAAAGCATTTCGGCGCGAGCTTTTGCATTAGACTTAGCTTTCTCGTCAGCGGCAGCCTGCTCCTCAGCCTGAGCAACCATCTGCTCGTAGAGTAACTGGCTGGACTTCGACATGGATTTAAGATTTTGCTCATCTTCCATGCGAGCCAACGCACGCTCTTGGTCGAGTTCGGATAGTTTGGAAAGGCTTTTGATTTGGCTATTGTCTAGGCCAAGTTGATCGACCTTGCTGCGAATCATCTGCGAAAAATTCTGCGCGGCATCCAGTGCGGCAATGCCTGTTTTTCGTAATAGGTTAGAAGTCTTCTCTAGGCCTGCTTCAGCCTCCTGGCCTTCCCACGCCAGGTTGATTGCCATCCTGCTGATCGTCGCCATGGACCTTGCCTCCTAGCGAAATCAAGTATGGCAAAAGTCCCGCCTGATCAGGCTCTTTGACCGTTTCAAATTTAGGCATCCAATCGCTTACCTTGGTGTTTTTGCACCATGGAGCTGCTGCTGCGTAGCTGGAAATGGCATTTAGCAAATCAAGCCGGTATGGCCCCCACGGCTCGACTGCCAAGAGCGCTGCCCACTCGCTCAGTTCACCGCTCGACATGCTGCAGCCTAACTGGCTAACCGTCATGCCAAGGTGACCCGCCAACGCAAACAGCAGCCGCCGCGTTGGGTTGCCTCTTAGTTTTTTTCCAGTTCATCCACATCGGATTTGCTGATCTTGTTCAGCCGCATCGATGCATCAAAGATGCGATCTAGCGCTGATGCCGGCAACTCTCCCAGCGTGTGGATGTCAGCCTCGGAAAACAAGCGCTTGCCATCTGCATCGCAGAGGGAAATGCTTGCTAACCGAGCGCGGATGTTGATTAGTTTTGCGGTGCCGGTTTTGTCCAGGCTGGCCTGTTCAAACGCGTCACGCTCAGATGCTGTCATCTCTCGAAGATTAACAGTGCCGCCCCATTCCGGCACTGCTAGCTCAATTAGTTTCCCGCCCTTTTTGGACAGGATCTCATCTCTATTTAAAGGCATCGCCCATCCTTAATTAAACTGCAGTTACTTGAATAGTCACACTAAAACGCAGCGCCTCGTCACCAACAGCTACGCTTGGCTCTGTCACTTCCATGATGTAGCCTTGGTAGCTGACCAGCGCATCGATGGTGGAGCCAGGGAAATTGATGCTTAGCGTCACGCTGTTGTATCCGATGCTCGACCCGGTGACAGTCGCCTGCCAATCGCGCAAAGTCTTCAGGCTGTTAGTTGCGGTGGCTGTGTCATCGAGGTAAACCTCGAATTGCACAGTGCCTGGATCAACGCGGCTTGGCAGCTTTTTCAAAATGTAATCGCTCAAGGCAGTGACATCAGCCATGGCTACTGATCGAGTGGTGCCGGTGACGCTGAGAGCATTCAGCGTGATGGCGGTGCCAGTAGCTGGCGTAAGTGTCACAGTGGTTCCCAATGGTAGTACTACAGCCATGTCTTGCTCCTTATTCTGTGTATGTGCCGACAATCTCGATAGAGATTATGCGAGCTGACTCGTCCGATCCGTCCTGATAAACTTCGTTAGAACTAGACTCTTCCTCCACTCTCCATGAGTGGATAAATAAACTGCCAACAGTTTGCCGGCTGGGTGTTGCCGTTATGGCCGCAGCGATCCAGTTGGCTGTAGCCTGCGAGCTACTGCGTGTCTCGCCTACCACGGTAACTTGCACCCGCTCAGTGGTTGCCACCACAGCACCGCTAGTTGTGCGCTGGCGCTGGCGGCTAATGGATTGATAAACCGCGTAAGGCTGGCTAGTATTGCCTTGGCCTGTCTGGTCAGGCGAAACACCGCCAGGCAAATAGGTGACGTAGCCGGTGTAGGCGGCCAAGTAAGTTCGCGCTGCCTGACCTAACACACTCATTAGAGCGCCTCAATCAGTACTTGGCGTTTGTTAGATATCCTGTTCTCTTGCTCTTGAAACACATCTTTTGTGTCTTTCATTACCTGACTGTCACTTGCTGCGAAAACCTTTGCTAAGAAATTCCGCCCAGGCACTGGCCGAAGTTTTCCGCTGCGCCAAATCCTTGCAGTAAAACCCTTTTCAACCAGATGCCAGTATTTGTAAGGTTTAACATTAACCATTACATTCTTTTGTGCTTTATCGTTTCTGGTTGGCTTGTGCCATTTCTTAAACGCTGTGCCTATTGTTTTGTGATTCGCCCCGATGATTGCATGAACAGTGCCTTTACGGCTTGTTAAAACATTTACGTCAATGCTCTTTTTAAGTTGGCCAGTTAGGCCGTAGGTTAAAACTTTTTTTCCGTTGTGAATGCTTCTTGTGCCTCTGCCTTTCAACAGGTCTTTAACTTTCTGCTTTATTCCATTACCAGATCGCCTAGCCGCTAGCCTAAAAATTGCGTTGATGCTAGTGCCCATCATCCGTAGTTTGTTAATGCATTCTTCCAAGCCACTAAATTGCATGGGAACTAGGCCGGAGGTGCGCTTGCTGTCCAGATAGACTTCACGCAATTGGCCACCGATGCGCTCGCGCCGGTAAGGATTCCCACGGTCATCATGTCTAATCTGACTAGCCATTAAGCATTTTCCTCGGCATCAATCTCAAGCGAAATGCCTCGCTCCTCAAGATCACGCACGCCTCGAACATTTAGCTCGCGGCTGCCGAATAAAATGCGATGCTCGGCGGTCACATCGGCTCGGTGGCGTATCGTCACACGGTGCGTGATGTCGGCCTGCTGCTGATTGGCTAGCTGGCTCTCGGTCGCAGTCACCGGCAGCACCTTGCCCCAAACAGTGGCGTAAGTCGACCAAGTGCGAGTGGGCTGGCCGTAGCTGTCGGTGCTGTCGGTTGCCGACTGTAGCTCTAGACGGTGCCTCAACTCGCCGATGATCACTGGTAGTCACCTACTGAGTAAATCTTCAGGATTGAATCAACAGCCAAAGGCACTTCGCTTCCTGCGCCTGGCTGAACAGCAGAGCGGTTTTCGTACCAGTGCGCCACGAGCAGTTTGATGCAGGTGGTCAGCAGCGCAGGCACGTTGGCGGCAGCAGTGCCATAGCCGGCAACATAATCAACTTCGACTGCGTTTGCCTTGCCATTTTCGGTGTTCGGCCAGATGTCCAGCGGTGTCAGGTTTAGCCTGGGCGGGTTGCCATCGAGGTCCAACTCGAAATCACCACCGGCAAAGGTCATCGTGGTTAGTGTGCCGTTTTCGTCGTAGTAGCGTATGCGCGGCATGGCATAGCTGTAGGCACCACCAACGGCAATCTGCACAGCCGGTCCACGTAGCAACTCGATAGCGCCTTCAGGGAAATAGTCCATGGTTTGGCGGTAGGTCGTGTTCACCAATGGCCGCCGGGTTTGCCGCTCGACATACTCGCGGCCAGCAGATATTAGCGCATTTATCAGCGCATCGTCTGTGCTGTGGTCAACGCGAAGGTGGAGCTTCATGTCAGCGAGTGACACTGGCTCCACCGTTGCAACGGTTAATACTTTGAGAGCCACTAGCGCT